AGGTTAAAAGATGTTCAAGAGTCTAGTCGGTACGCTGTTCAACGAACAAAGCAGCAATGCCTCAAGTCCAGCAGCATGGCTGCTGCAAGCACTCGGTATAAGCACAAAATCTTCCAGCGGAATCAACGTCAGTATTAACAGCGTACTGGGTATTCCTGAAGTCTGGATGGCTGTTAGCAAAATATCGGGACATCTAGCTCAAATGAAAATCGAGTGTCACCACTACGAAGGTGATGATCGATCTTACACCGAAAGAGTCTATAACGATGCCGGTGCAAGAGTCCTTGCTGACCCAAGCGAATACTTCACCCACATGACGTTGATCGAGAAGTGGGTTGTCGATGCTCTGCTCTATGGCAATGGTCGTCTTTACATCGAGCGTGCTGCAAATGGTCAGCCTATCGGACTTTATCCACTACAGGCTGAGAACTGCACCACAGTCGTTGCAGATGGAGAAAGATGGCATACAGTCAGCATCGATAGTGCATCTTCGATTGCAAGCCTTGAGGCTAACCAGAATCAGGAATCGACACTCTATAAGATCCCCGATAGGGATATCCTCTACTTGATCGGTCTATCAAGGAACGGATGGTGGGGCGAGAATCCCATTGAGATCTTGAAAGACACCTTTGGTCTTTCGATTGCCGGTAGCGAAGCGTCAGGTGCTACGTTCCGTAACGCAGGCAAGCCGGGTCTATTGCTTGAAGCACCTAGAGGTGCTTTCCGTACAGCAAAAGAGGCTTCCGAGTTTCTTGAGCAGTTTAACACAGCACACTCTGGACTCGATAAGTCCGGCAAGACTGGGATGATCCGCGAAGGAATGAAAGCTCAGGTTCTTCCCAATGATACTAACACCAGCGGTTACGTTCAGCAGCGTCAATTTCAGCGTGAATCTGGTGCAATGATCTTCCTGCTCGAAAGCGTGTTTGGTGATAACACTGGTTCAACGTATAAAAGTGTTACTGAACGCAATGCCGCATACGTTACTAACTGCTTGGGCAGGTGGATCAATAAGATTCAAGACGAGTGTGGCAAGAAGCTACTCAGTGGCAGACAAAAGGCTGCCGGCAACTACTGTTACAAGATGGATACTTCGATCCTTTTCAAGCATGATCGTGTTTCACTTGCACAGTACACCAGCAATCTGCGTCAGCAAATGATGATCTCAGGCAATGAGATTCGAGAACTACATGGGCTAAGACCTGTTGAGGGACTAGAAGCAGACTTCAATCCTTTTGCACAGCAACAAGAAGCTCAGGTACAAACTGAAGAATACGAAACCGAAACGGTTGTTCCTGAACAGGATGATCGTACAGAAATTGAGGCAAGAATCGACCAAGAGTTTATGAATGGGAAATACGACCATATTGATTTCAGCCCTCCAAAGTCTGTCAGAGATGAGGCAGCGAGAGGTCTTGAACTAAGAGAAGAACATGGTCGAGGTGGCACTGAAGTCGGTGTTGCAAGAGCAAGAGATTTGAAGAATGGCAAGAATGTTAGCCCAAGTACCGCAAAAAGAATGAAAAGCTATTTTGCTAGACATGAGGTAGACAGACAGGGAGAAGGATTCTCTCCCGGAGAGGATGGATACCCAAGTGCTGGTAAGATTGCTTGGCTTCTATGGGGAGGAGATCCCGGTAAGTCATGGGCAAACAAACTCGTTACACAGATTGATGCCGCTGACAAAGAATAATTAACTAGATTAGTAAACGGAGTTAAAAATGAAGTTTGAAACCTCTCCTGAAGATAAAACCATCACCATGCGTGGTGGCATCGGGGATTTCGATGGTCATATATCGGCCAACGATTTCATCGATGCACTTAATCAGCATGAAGGTGATATCACCATCCACCTCGACTCTCCCGGTGGAAGTGTTACCGATGGTCTTGCCATCTACAACGCAATCGTCAACTACGCAGGAGAGATCACTGTCCACATTGATACGCTGTGTGCATCGATTGCCACTGTCGTTGCTTGTGCTGCTGACAAAGTGGTTATGAATAGCAATGGCAAGTACATGATTCATCGTGCTTGGACGATTGCGATGGGCAACTGTGTCGATTTCCGAAGCATGGCAGAGATCATGGAAATGATGGACAAGGATATCGCTGAGACCTATGCGGTCAAAGCAGGTGGTGCAGTCGAGGATTGGCTTGCAAAAATGGATAAAGAAACGTGGTATGATGCTGAGGCTGCTTTAGAAGCAGGCTTAGTCGATGAAATCATTGATATGAAAAAGAAGCCTAAAGCAGAAGAAGCTAAGGCATCTGCCATCGGTCCAAACGTGCAAATCCTTGCCAGAGAGACTGCTAGAAGGATCAGGCTACGCACGAAAGTTTGACATTAAATTAAGTTTAGATACATTCACACTAACTGTAGAGCTACGCTCTCTCAAACTCAAAGGAAAACTATGTCAGTCAGGCGAAATCGTAACGATATCAAGGCTGAGTTGAGCGATGTTTCGCTTGAACTGGAAGCCTTGGCAAAATCCGAGTCAGCAACCGTCGAAGAACTACAAGCATTGCAGGCGAAAGCAGACAATCTTGAAAAGGAGTTCGATCAAGCTGTTGAACTAGAAAAGATCAAGGCTGAGATCCTCGCCAAGCGAGAGGCTGAAGCGAAAGCAGCAGTCCAGCCACCTGTTTTCGAGGCCCAGCAACCCAAACTTGAGGAAGTTAAAGAAGTGATTCCAGCAACCGCTAAGTCCCAAAAGTCGAAAGTCTTTGCTTCGAGCGAAGATGCTTACACAGCAGGCATGTACCTTGCAGCCCTCGGTGGCGACCACAAGGCAAAAGAGTTCATGGCGGCTCAGTCCGGCGGAACTGACAACAAGGGCGGTTTTGCCGTACCTTCACCTTTGAGCAACAAGCTTATCCACTTGCTCGAATCATACGGTGTTGCTCGTCAATACTGTCAGCGAATCGTGATGGGAAGCGACAACTGGGCCGTCCCTAAAGTGACTGCACAGGCATCCGTATATTATCCAGCCGAAAGTGCATCTTTAACGGAATCAGACGTTACTTTTAGTTCTGTTTCGCTCGTTGCCAAGAAGATGGCTGCCTTGGTTAAGATGTCCACTGAGATCAGCGAAGATGCAGTCATTAGCATGACTGATACGCTTGTGACCAGCATCGCTTACCAAATGGCTCTTGCAGAGGATGACAACCTGTTCAACGGTGTTGCTTCCGCAATCAATGCCAATGGTATCGCTGGAAATGCAAGTGTTGATGACACCAATGTTGCTTCGCTTGCTGCTCTTGCTCTTACCGACCTAACCGCTTGTGTTGGTGGTATCGGCAATCCGATTCGTGGTGCAAGCAATGCTTGGTTCATCAACCCAGCAGTCTACCATTCGGCTGTACGCGATCTTGCCAATGCTGCCGGTGGTAACACCATCCAAAGCATCGAAGGTGGTCAGCAGCAATCGCTTCTCGGATATCCAGTCGTTTTGACTAGCATCATCCCTGTTGCTCCTGCTTCCGGCGAACTTGTAGCAGTCTTTGGTGACTTGCGACTTGGGTGCTACTTCGGTGATCGTCGCTCGCTCAACTTCAAGACCTTGAATGAGCTTTACGCAGCAAACGATCAGATTGGGATTCAAGCTACTCAGCGAATTGACATCGCTGTAGCTAACCCAGAAGTTCTCGCCAAGATCACCATTACCTAATCATGGCGAAAGTTAAGTTTAAAGTGGCCCGCATGGGATTCCCTGCGGGTCACATTGTGGATGAATCATCCATAAAAGAAGGTGTGCTAAAAACCTTGTGGCAGTTTGGCGTATTGGAAAGCGTAGAAGATGACAACAAATTGGACGATTCAACGCCTGACAAGCCCAAGTACGCTTCCAGTAAGCGTAGCCCAAGTAAAAAGTCATCTAAACCTAAATCCTGATGACAGCACACATAACGATAAGTTGCAGGATCTTATTATCGCTGCAACTGAACGGTTAGAGCAGGATATCGACCGCCAGATCATCACCGCTACTTACGAACAAACTCAGTTCGAGTGGAACGAAGATGATGAACAACGTGGCGAACTAAAGCTATACAAGAAGGCTGTTACGGTCATTCAGTCGGTTAAGTATTACGACTCCGATGGAACTCTCGTAACGATGCCTGAAGCAGACTACATCTTCGACGCAGGAAGATGCTCTCTGTTTGTTTCACCCGGCGAGGACTGGCCGAGTGTTCAAGACTACAATCCAAATGCTATCGCAGTAAGGTTCACAGCAGGCTACGGATCAGATGCTTCTTGTATCCCTCGACTGATGAAAACTGCGATCCTTCTTTGCGTAGGCAAGTGGTTCTACGATCCGGCTCAGGAAGGAAGTGCATTGCACTCTCAGGAAGTCGCTTACGAGCGTATCGTTTCTAACCTCTCTCGGAGTTCCTATCCGTGAGTAGAAAACGAATCGGGATGCGAAGGTGGACCGCTACCTTTACTCGGCATGACGGTACAACCGACAGCTACGGTCAGCCTACCTACAAAACAGATGCAGATTGGGATGTCGTTACTCAGACATGGCCCTGCGAACTGATTACTACTGTAGGTGGTGAGATCGTCAGAGGTCGTATGACGCACGAAAAGACGACACACGTTGCATACGGCGAGTTCTTCGGGACAGGCGATCTGACGGTCAGAGATCGTTGTACGATCAACGGAAAAGACTACGGCATCAGCGCGATCATCGACCCTGATGGATTGCAAATGGAAAGACGCATCGAGCTACGAGGTGAGTTCTGATGGGTAGTATCCTTCCTACTTTGATTGCCGTTGCGAAAAACGATGCTACAGTATTAAGCGTCAGTGGTGGTCGTGTTTTTGCTGACTACATACCTGAAGGCTCTGATAAACCATCTGCCATCCTCTACACAACATACGAGGATGCTTACGATTGTTTGACTGAGTTCTTTCCTATCGCTACAGCAACCGTAAGGTTTGAAAGCTATGGCGAGTCGAGAGAACAAGCAAATGATCTTGCAGATGCTATTGAAGATTCTTTGAACGGATACCGTGGTAGAATCTCAGGCGATGACATATTTATCAACGGTGTGAAAAGACAAACTGGTAAGATCCATCTTGTCGATATACCGAATGATGGAACAGATAACTGGCAATTCAGGACCGTTCAAAGTTTCGACGTTTCCTATACAAAAGTTTAACAAGGATTAAAAAATGCCATCAGCATACTACACAGGTGAGGGTGCGACCGCGACTTTCCCCGGCATCTCGTCGGCTTGCGCGCGAAGCATCTCTGTATCCGGCTTCTCAGTTGATAAGATCGACGCTACATGCCTCGACAGCAGCAACTTCAAAGAGTACATCCCATCGTTCCTCAAAGAACCCGGTGAAGTCTCTGCGACTTTCCGATTCAGCGGAACTTTGCCAGTGGCGAGCGTTGGTGACGTTGGTACTGCAACGATCTCCTTTGGATTGCTCGACGGTGAGACGACAGCAGCATCTTTGACAGGAAGTGGATTCCTAACGGATGTATCGACTTCCGAAATCAACGGGACATCGCTCGTTGAGATGACCGTTACGTTTGCTTTTGATGGTATCGGTACTGAACCATCGTTTACAGCAGGTAGCTAATAAAGGGTAAGCTATGAGTCGAGTTGAACTACGAAAGCACATGGGGATTGGTTTAGGATCTGGGAAAGAGCATTTCCTGAATCAGTACATCGTGTTGCTCGACGGAAGGCAGGTTGGTTACAAGGGTTGCAAACATGGCGACCCTATCAACCTTACTTCACGCATACCAACGGATCTTGTAAAGATCGTTGAAAGTGAAATCGATCTCCTTCTTGGGGACGATAGTAAAGCGAACGAGTTAATCGGAACTTGGTCGCATGAGGACACTACAGAAGTTGAACAGGGAGATACTGAAGATGACATCTTTGACTCGTGAGAAACTGCTTTCACTAAAACCAACACCAAAGGAGGTCGAAGTGGAAGGTTTCGGTATTGTGTTCTTAAAGCCTTTGACTGAGTTGCTTCGTTCACGAAGATTGTCAGAGCTATTTGACGAAAAAGGGAAGTCTGACAAGACGACCCAAGAGAAGCGTCGAGCGAACATGATTATCGACCAAGTGTGCGATAAAGATGGCAACCCGATGTTTACTCAGGCGGATCTCAAGGACATCCTAGAACTGGATGGTGCGAAGCTCGATGAGCTTGTTCATGCGATCTTAGATTTCAACACGGAAGATGAAAAAAAAGATCAGGGCGAGTCGAAAAGCTAATTAAGCATTTCAAAAGAAACCATCGACTACGCTGGGCATTTATCGTCTGCCAGAAACTAAAGATAGATGACCCAGTTCATTGGATGGACACTGTAAGTCCCACATTGCTCGACCAGTGGATTGCCTTTGAGATTGTTCAGCGGGATACCGGGGAGTCGTCATCGGGAGATCCTGAGGATGCTAGAGAACAACTCAATTCGATGGTGAAGCAATGGCAAAAATGAAGTCGCAGATAGACATTACAACTCTACTTCAGCAGGCAATGATTGGTGTTAGAAATGACATTCAGCTTGCAATGCACAGGGAGTTTGCACAAAAAATAGGACAGGTTGCTGCTGTTACTATTCAGGCTCAAATGCGTGCAAAGGGAATACGCAGAGCAAAAGCGACTGGTACGCATCTGAAGCGATCAAAGAAAGAGCAAGCAGCAGCAAACAGATATGGTTCCATGCTTGATATTTCTTACAAGGTGTGGAGAAGTCAAGACATGAATATGGATATTGTCTTTGCTGGTCAAACTCTTTCTGCATATAAAGCCAGATTTAGAGATGATGGATGGAAGAACCATCATTATTGGGGCAATCCAAGTGGGAACGACTACGGTAAAGAGGACTACATTGATAGTGCAAAGTCTATTTTAAGACGAGAAGTTCCCTCTTTAGTTCGATCTGTTGCCAGAAGAGTTCTTGCAAACCCTAAGAGATACAAGCAAAAACACGGAATCAGCATTAACTAATATCTTGGATCAGAAAAATGGCAACAACGACAACTTTAGTTGGATACGGCATTAGCTTCGATATGAAGTTAGTGGGTGGAACAAAGACAGCAGATGACTTTGTTAGAGTCGGCAAGTCTGTAGAAAAAGGATTGAATAGGGCATCAAGAAGCGTAAAAGACTTTGAAATAGCTCAAGATCAATTAAGTCAGGCATTAAGACAGGGAGCTATCAGCCAAAAAGAATATGAGCAACAGCTTACAACTCTAAGGTACAAAGAACAACGGAGAGTTGAACAGCTTGAAAAGCAAAGGCGAGCAGTCCTTGGTTTAGACAAGCAGGAGAAAGAATTAGAAAGAAATCGTCAGAAACGCGCACGCACAGCAGGTATGGCTGCTTCTGGTGTTAGCGGACTTGGATTTGGAGGTCGCGCTGCTGGTGCTGCTAGGTTCTTAGGTGGTGCAGGGACGGGTTCAATGGCTCTTATGGGGCTAGGCTTTGGTGGAATAAGTTTGATAAAGGAATCTATCTCAGCTTTTGCAGACCTAGAAGCTAAAGTAGCTGGATTAAAGACTCTATTTGGCGAACAATTGGGAGAAACACTTACCGATCAGTTTAGAGAGTTAGCTAAAACAACGATTCTGACTAACAACCAGTTGATCGAGAACGCGAAAACATGGGCTTCTTATGGTCTAACTACTGATGGGCTGACAGATCGTCTTAAAAGGCTTGGCACGGTAGCAGGTGGCAACTCAGAGAAGTTCAGATCGCTGACGATTGCTTTTGCGCAGGTTAATGCACAGGGCAAACTGATGGGCCAAGAAAAGAATCAGCTTATCAATGCTGGCTTTTCATTGCAGGCCGTGGCTGATGCAGCAGGAATCTCGATGGAGAACTTTGCTGATGCAATGAAGAATGGGCAGATAACAGCAGAGCATCTAAATCAGGCTCTTGTGGATGTAACAAGCGAAGGAGGTCTTTTTGCTGGTTACTTAGAAAAGCAAGCAGAGACTATTTCTGGAAAAATGACAGTCCTTTCTTCTGCTTGGGAGGAGTTCTTACAGACTCTAGGTAAATCGGAGAAAGGTCCGGCTGGAAAGTTTTTAGACAAGATGATTTACGCTGTTGAGAAAGGGACAGAGTTTGCCGAGTTTGTTTCGACAGGGAAGATTGATTTCGGTTTAGGGTCTGGAACTGAAGTGAGTTCTCGTTTCGGTGGAGCTGGAGGTGTAGAGACTGGCTTCGATTTCGGAGACATATCAACCTCGATTAATTTGCTTGGTGGATTAACCGGCTCATCTCTTGAGCCTATTTTAAGGGTTGTCGCTGAAACAGGTCTTTTTGGAGAAGATGTTTCTAGTGCAGCGGAACTGTATTTCAAGACATTGAAAGGTTACGCAGACAAAGGAGTTATGGGTAAGTCTGGTTACGCATCAGCAAGTGCTGCTTCTGAAGCTGAACTTGCTAAAATGCAAGAAGAAGTTGCCAGAAAGAACAAGAAGATAGCAGAGAGAAACGCATTAGAGGCAGCTATAATAGATCCAGAGACAACTGCCGAGTCTTTTCAGAAACTTATTGATTCCATAACCAGCAAAGGATTGCTTGATGAAGCAATGAAAGGAAGTACAACTGGATTAAAATACAAAGATGTTGGAGAGGCTTTGTTTGGTGGTGATGACTCCGTAAACCTCATGGAAACAATGGGAAAACAGTGGGAGGAAGACAGAAGGGAGGCACAAGGAAAAGAGCTTAATAGACTTGAGAGGGAGAGGCAGGCATTAGAAGATCAGGAAAAAATGGCGAATGAACGCCATGACTTTGAAATGGCATTGCTCAAGATGCAAGAGTCCGATTTGAATGAACGTCTGGCACAAGAAAAGAATATTGCAGCAGGTCCTTCGCAAAAAGATGCAATGTTTACCGGAGGGTCAGTTGAGGAGTTTATGTTTCTTCGTCGGCAGACTCAGGAGAATGAGACTGCTGTTGCAGTAAAAGAAGCAGAGGATCGTGCTGCTGAGCAAAGAAGGCAAATAGAAGCAGATAGGAAGGCAGCAGACGAAAAAAGAGACAATGCAATAACTGACCTAAAGACTGCAATAGATGAACTTACAATAAAAATCAGAAACCTAGATTAAGAAGATTTAACAATGGCAACAGTAACAAGATCAGATTTCTCCATCACATCCAGAGTTACAGCAAACAATGCTGCTGGTGCTGGCATTACGATCAACAAGTCCTTCTCTCAAGACAATAAGAACGCAAGTTCTGTGATTGTTCCTGATAAGGTGCTTCTAATTGACAAGGAAGTTATCACTTCAGGGACATCGTTGACAGTGGATGTTTACGATCTAGGAACACTGGATGTCGGTGCGGGCGCGGGTGATGATAACCTTGGCGAGACACACGCTAACACGGCAGTAAACAGTATCATTATTCAGAACGATGGTGATTCTGCTGGTACACTAAGGATCAACCAAACGGTTGCTAATTCATGGTCAGGGCTTCTTGGCGGAAGCAATCAAATCGATCTCCCTGCTGGCGGATTCTTTGCTCTGTCATACGGGGCAACAGGAAGTGCTGTGACTGACGCAAGCAGCCATCTTATTCAACTTGATGCAGTCAGCGGTAATGTTACGGCGACACTGATATTCGTTGCTAACTAGGAAATAGAAATGGCGTTTAACTTTAGTGTTTGCAAAGTTGGCGATGATAGCTACAGAGTCAGTGGGTCTACTGGACAAGGAAACAGTCGATCTACGACCACTAACTTTACTCAGGCTTACATCGTCAAGACGCTCGATGCAGATGGAAGTCGCTATTCAGGCAATCCATCGGATATCAATGCTGCAATCGTAGGTAAGGCAGATGGACTCCCTCTTGTTCAAAAAAGCGTTTACTACGATGCTGACTCAGGTGTTGTTCATCCTTATGCAGTCTGTATCAGCAAAGATGTAAAACGAAGGAGAGATGCTCCTACTGTTTTTGATGTTACTTGCACGTTTCAGGCTAAAACTGAAACAGAATCAGACAGTGAGCATGAAACAGTACCCAATGAGCCTACTGACCTAAGCCCAGAGGTGACGGTCAGCGTTGATGGCAAAGAGCGGGTTTTGTATCAGGATTTAGAGACAGGCAATCAGTCTTGGTTGTTTGAAGGGATCGATCAGCAATACCCTGCACCTGTTACTACACAGTTGCCACTATTGACACTCACAATAAGCCAGTACGAATCCTATGTTTCATACGCTCAAATACTAGATCGATCTTACAAAGTAAACTCGACTGCTTGGCAAGGTTTTAATGCAGGATTCTGGCGTATCGTTGTGAAGAATGTTTCGGAAGTAAATATCGAAACTGTATCTGGCCCACAGACTTGGGCAAAGGTAACTTACGAAGCAAAACTAAGCACAGACGGTTACTATGAAACTGACGGGACAACTTGGACACAAATTGGATGGAAAGCACAGATACCTTTGATTGCT